GTCGGCAAGATATTTACCCTCAAGCCAAACGCGTCGATTGTTGCGGTTTTCTCCGATGTTCCGTGTGATTGTATTTTCCATAATTTGTCCTAGTGTTAAATGGCGCAGTAGCGCGCACCCCCTATGTCTTCCACAGTCTACCGGGTTTGACAAGTGTAAAGGTGACTTTTTTTAACATTATTTATTCCCAATGAATTTTGCGCTCGTTTTTCCCGTCCTAATGGCCTTTTAATAAGCGCGCTTTTAGTATGCCCGAAAAACTTACAATCATCCGCCCCGAAGCAAAGCGGGGACGTAAGCAAGCCTTGGCCACAGTTAGCGAGCAGCAAATTCAGGAGGCGGAAGACGCCATGAAACTAGGCTTTCCACAGTCAAGGGTTGCTGGATTGCTTGGCATCAGCGAGGCGGCATTATCCCGCGCCATGAAACGTGACGATGGGATAGGGGAAAGGTTGCAGCGCGCAAAAGCGCAAGGTGTAAAAAACAACCTTGCCGTGATTCAAACCCATGCCGCCAAGTCATGGCAGGCTGCGGCATGGCTGCTTGAACGGTGCAACGGTTCCCAATTTGCGCAACCTTCCACGCAACCGGCGCAAAACGTGCAAATTAACCTTCAAAACGTCCTAGCAGCGCAAGCCAAACGGCCCGCCGAGCAGGTGAAGAGTGTCAAATCATCCCGCAAAAACAGTACTGAATCGTAATCCGCTTGGCGTGTCTACCTACTCAATATATCGGTTATTGTGCGAATGAAAGCCAAGAAATCCGGTGAAACAGACCACCACGGGGACGCCACCACCCCCCTCCCCCAGGTGGGTGCTATTGCTGCCCCCCCTTCCAAATCAGCCCCAACAAAAAGAGGTCGCCCGAAGGGTAGCAAGAATAAGCCCAAGCCTACGAAGGAGGCGGTTAGCAAGGAGTATGACTTGCAGTGGTTTCCGGAGAGGTGGATGGGGCAGAGTCCGTATCCTTGGCAGTTCAATGTATTGGAGGCTTTGAACTATAAGGAGAGTCGTGTTGCGTTGAAGGCGGCTAATGGCAGTGGCAAGACGAGTATGGTGGCGGCTAGTGCGGTGTTGTGGCACGTTGTGAATTTTCCGGATAGTTTGTGTGTGTGTACGGCGGGTGTGTTCCGGCAGATTGAGGCGGCTTTATGGCCGAGCATTAAGCGTGGGGTACAGACGATGACGGGAGGGGAGGGGTTTGAGGTAACACAAAGTGGGTTGAGGTTTGTGAATGGTGCGCGGGCGATTGGGTTTAGTGCTAGTGATCCGCATAAGGCGGAGGGTTGGCACAGGCAAGGGCCGACAGATAATTTGATGTTTATTGTGGATGAGGCGAAGGCGTGTGAGGATGGGATATTTCATGCGATGGAGAGGTGTCAGCCCAGCCGGATATTGATTATGAGCAGTCCAGGTGCTGCTGCTGGGTATTTTTATGAGGCATTCACGAAGCATCGTGAGAGGTGGGATACATTTACGGTTACGGCTTTTGATTGCCCCCATTTGACCAAGGATTGGATTGACGAGCAGATATCGACTTATGGTGAGAAGAGTCCGTTGATACGTTCGATGATCTATGGGGAGTTTGTGGATGACTCGGAGGACGGGGTGGTGTTGGGTTTGAGGGAGTTGGAGGGGTGCTTGCAGGAGCCGCCGGAGAGGAAGGATGGGATGCGGGTGGCATTTGTGGATTTCGCGGCTGGCGGGGATGAGACGGTGTTTTGTTTACGGGAAGGCAATGAGATCACGCAACTGGAGACTTGGAAGGAGCGGGACACGAACAGGACGATTGGGCGATTGATTAATTTGTTTGATCGCCATGGGTTGGTGGCTGATGAGATTTACGGGGATGAAGGCGGGTTGGGGTTACCGATGTGTGATGCGCTGGCTGAATCTGGTTTTTCCATCCACCGCGTTAATTTTGGTGGGAAACCATTTGATGGGAGGTATCAGAACCGTGGGTCGGAGATGTGGCACACGGCGGCTAGGACAATAGCCAATAAGGAGGTGCGATTGATTGATGATCAAAAGCTCCAACAACAGCTTGTTACTAGGCGGGTGGAGGTGAGTCGCACCGGCAAGTTGGGATTAGAGGCTAAAGACAAGATGAAATCGCGCGGCCTTGCCTCCCCAGACCGCGCTGACGCCGTTTTGGGCGCGATAGCCTGTGGCGGTGGGGTAGGGGGCAGTTGGGAGCGTTATAGCTCATTTTCGAAGCCTTCACTTTCCGAGCTTATGGAAGATGCCCAACTTCTCGCTGAAGAATCTTCCCTGCCATCGGGCATGGATGTGGGCGGGTAATCTTTTTCCTTGAAGCATTTGCCAATAAGTTTCGTCTGTATTCCTATTGTCACAAGATGACACCTTGTGGTAATGCAACTTTTGGGCGTGGTGTTGTGGTAGGCGTGGAGATCGCGCTTCAGGCTTGGGGTTGTAGCAATTGTTAACGGGGGTTAACGAGTCAGTAGCCGCATGAATCAGTAGCCGCGCCTTTTTAGGCTTATGCCAAGGAAATTTGTTTATCAAGGGGTTACGGGGCCGACTTCCTACAAGGATGGTCAATTTGCCGCCGACATGGTCGAGCATCGAGCAGACCAGCAGAAAGCGAAACAAGTTCTACGCCACCAAAACTTTTTACACAAAGCCCTCAAATCTATGAACAAGCTCAACGAGCATCAAAAAGATATGCAGAAGTTGAGGGATGTTCAGAAGTCGAAGATTAATAAGTACGGCACATGAGCGAAGAGATTTACACTTCAGTCCTCGACGATATTAAAAGCCGGACAAGTTGGGAAACCCGTCAGGGCTTGTGGTATCAGATGCGTACTGATGGGTTGGCTCGGAAGGCCAAGCCTTGGGGTCGCGCAGCGGATATGCATTTCCCGCTGATTGACACCACCATTAACAAGCTAAAGCCCAGTTTCTTTCAGCAGTCTATGGGGTTGGATGTGTTGGCAACATTCGTGCCGATGCGCCAGCAACTTGCCGCTTTCACCGCCACCGCCGAACAATGGTTCAGCTACAAGCTCCATGAGAAATCCAACTACTCCACGGAGGTAATGAGTTGGATTGATTATATGCTCACAAGTGGTCGTGGAATTATAAAAATTTTTTGGAATCCGGATAAGAAGCAGGTGGAGTTTCAGTCCGTTGATCCTATGCACCTAATCGTCCCACCTTGGACGAAGGATTTGGAGGGGGCAGACCGCATCACACAAGTCATACCAATGAGTATGGATGCGTATAAGCGCGCTGGCATCTACGCCACCAGTGAAGAGGTGATGAAGAAGCTGCGGGGTGGGAAAGTTGAAGATACTGGCATTTCCTCGGAGTACCTTAACAAGCGGGAAATCCGCGAAGGACTCACTCATTCCGAGGATAAAGACCAGATTATTGTCTGGGAAGTTTACACCCAAGACGATGAAGGCAAATGGACGGTGCAAACATTCTCGCCACAAGCTCCGGAAGTGAAGCTGCGCGATGATATGGAAGTTCCGTTTGACCACGGAAAGCCGCCCTTTGTGGCGTGTGAGTACGAAATCACTGACGGAGGTTGGTACAGCCCGCGCGGAGTGTGCGAAATGCTCGCGCCCTTCGAGGCCGCTCTTTGCAAGTTGTGGAATGAGAAACTGGACAGTGCCACACTGTTTAACCAGCCCATGTTCCGCTCCGAACGCGACCTGCCGAACTCCATCAATTTGCGGATGAAACCTGGACAAATCCTGCCGTTCGGTATCGCGCCGGTTACCATGCCTCAACCGCCGCTGGATTTTGATAAGGAAATAGTCCGCACTCAATCAATAGCTGAAGGGCGTGTCACTGTTCCCGATTACGGTATCACTCAAGTGATGAATACCCGTGACCGGCGCACTGCCACGGAAATTGAATCCATCAATGCTCAATCAGCCCAATCAATGGACTTGCGACTGCGCCTGTTCCGTCAGGCATTGGGTAAGATGTTCCGGCAAGCCTACGAGATTCTGATTCAGTACGACAAAAAATCGCTCCAATTCCGGTTCCTAGAGGATTCGCTCAATGTCGATCCGGTGGCACTACACGATGACTATCAAATTGAACCGCGCGGCGGCATGGACATGGTCAGCCGACAAATGCTGCTCAATAAGGCAGTGCAACGGAAAATGCTCTTGGGCCAAAGCCCGTGGATTGACCAAGTCGAACTGGATAAGTCCATCCTTGAACTGGAAGACCCCAGCCTCATTGCCCGTCTGGTGCGTGATCCGCAAAACAAGGTGCAGGATGAGGTGGAAGACGAGCAACGGACAATCCCAGCGTTGTTGCTAGGGCAAAATGTTGCAGTCAAACAATACGAAAATTTACAGGGCCGGATACAGGTGCTGATGGGTTTCATCGAGCAATCCCGTGCAACCGGCCAACCTATAAGCCCGCAAGGGCAGCAAGCAGTACTGGCCCGTTTGGGCGGACTGATCAGCGCGTTGGAGGTAGTCGATGCCAACACCGCGCGCGCGTTGCGGAAAGATGTGCAGAAGTATCTAGAGACAACTGGAATCATCGCAAACCAAGAGGAAGCGCAAATGCCACAAGTTCCCGTAGATGCCTCCATCCCGCAGCCTGAAGCCGCGCCGGAGCCGCCAGTACAACCGCAGGAAGCAGTAGCCTAATGGCAAGAGATAAAGACAAAATGAAATGCAACTCGCCGCGCCGAATCACAAAAGGCGAAGCGGGACATGGAAGAAAAAAGTTTGTTGTCAAGGCTTGCTCCGGTGGCAAAGAGAAAATTGTCATGTTTGGTGATGCCAACATGGAAATAAAAAAAGACAACCCAGAGAGACGCAAAAACTTCAGGGCCAGACATAACTGCGCTGAAGCAAAAGACAAGATGTCTGCGAAATACTGGTCATGTAAGGCGTGGTAATGATTTGGTATCAACAGCATAAGCGCAAAAAAAAGAAGACCAAGAAGGTTAAGTACTAATGCGACTTTTAAGATTCATCCGCATCGCTTGGGCGATGAGTAGCAGGTTGCCTTGGGTGGAGGACGCCGAATGGGAAGCGGATGATATCAATGCATTGCGCCAGTTTCTGGTTAGCAAGCAGGGGCGGAAGTTCCGCCGTTTACTACTGAACATGGTGCTGCGCCAAAACGCTCTGGTGGCAGCGCAAACGGACAGAAACAAGTTACAGCATGAGGCTGGCTTTGCTAACGGCATGAGAATGACCGTTCATACTGTCGAATCTCTGGCCCGCGAAATCGAGCCGGTAGACGAACTTTCATCGGACGTATTCGGGGTCGGACGTTCGATGAGTGAAGACCCCACAGCACGGCGCGCGTTTTGATTGCGTATGCGCGACGAGGAACAGCAATCACTATTGGAGCGTTAAATGCCTGAAGAAAATGCAGAAGTAACTGAAGAGCAACTGATTCAAGCGGCATCGCAATATGATGCCGCCATTGAGGCCGGAGAAACACCGGAAGTCACCATCGAGGAGCAACCCGAAAGTGATGAAGGTGATGTAACCGAAATCAAAGAGCAGATGCAGGAAGAAGCCGAGCAGGAAGAACAGGCATCGGACGCTGAAGAACAGTCCAGTTCAGAAGAACCGGAACCGGAAGAGAAGGCAGAGGAGAAGCCGGTAAGCAAGTACGAGAAAAACCGCCGGAGGCAATCTGAAGCATGGGAGAAAATAAACTCCCAGAAGGAAGAAGCCAAAAAGCGGGAAGCAGAGTTGGAGAAGCGCGAAAAGGAGTTGGAAGAACAACGCCAGAAGATCGCTGCCAACAAAGGCTATCGTGATGAAGACGGGCATTCCGCTGATGACTTCGAGAAGGCGGCAAAAGAGTTCGACCAAGAAGGTGAATCCGACTTGGCGGCAGCGGCCAGGAAACGCGCGGAAGAATATCGCGGGCGAGAGAAAGAAGCCCAAGAGCAATCTTCCCGCGCTGAAGTCGAACAGATTCGGACGAGCCAGCAAAATGAATTGCGGGAAAAACATCCGGAACTCAACGACCCAAACTCGGAGTTGTTTAAGGAAGTTGCGTCACTCATGGCTACCTATCCGGTGCTGCAATTTGATCCATACGGATTGAAGGCGGCGGTGGATGTGGCCCAATTGCGCCAAAACTCAAAAGAAGCCGACTCCCTACGGGAACGGGTGGGAGAACTGGAGCAACTGGTTAACAAATACGAAAAGAAAACATCAGTGGGGGGAGGATTTACCACCGCCAAAGTTTCTGGAGAAAAGAACTTTGACGATATGGACATCGGCGAGCAGGACAATTATTTGCTCCAAGCCGCGATGGCCCATGACGATAACCTCTAGCCCGCTACTAACACGAAGATAATACTATGGCTATTAACACTAGCACCTCATTATCCGACCAGTATCAGAATCATTTCAGCAAGAAATTGCTGTCCTATGCTGTTCAGGCACTGGTTTTGGATCAATTCGCAGAGAAGGTCGCCCTTCCTGCGAAGGCCGGAAACAAGGCAATCTCGATGTTCCGTTATGGCGCGCCGAGTACGGCTGGTATTGAA